TTACCCAAAGTAAAGGCAGAACAATACCTGCGTGATGTGATGATGCGTTATAGAAATAAGTTGGTATATGATTCCAACACTGGTGAAATCAGAGATGATAAAAAGCATATGTCCATGATGGAGGACTTCTGGTTACCTAGAAGAGAGGGTGGCAGAGGCACTGAAATTACTACACTTCCAGGTGGTCAGAACCTTGGTGAGATTACTGACATTAATTATTTTCAGAAGAAACTCTACAGGTCATTGAATGTTCCTGAAACAAGAGTTGGTGGAGAAGGTGGATTCTCACTGGGAAGATCATCTGAAATTTTAAGAGATGAGATTAAGTTTTCCAAGTTTGTTGGGAGAATGAGGAAGAGATTCTCTCATATGTTCCAGGATCTCCTAAAGACACAACTTCTTCTGAAGAATATCTGTACTCCAGAAGATTGGGAGTTGATGTCTGATCATATTCAGTATGATTTCCTCTATGACAATCACTTTGCTGAACTCAAAGAAGCAGAACTTACCACAGAAAGAATTAATCTTGCAGCACTTGCTGAACCATATGTTGGTAAGTATTACTCCAATGATTATGTAAGACGTAAGATTCTTCGTCAAACTGATCAAGAAATTATTGAGCAAGATGAGTTGATTGAAAAGGAAATCAAGGATGGAATTATCCCTGACCCTAGTCAAATGCCTGTTGATCCTGCCACTGGTCAACCAGTTCCTGGTGATACATCTGGTGGTTTAATGGGTGCAACTCCTCAATCTCCAGAGATTGATGAAACCAAGTTTGAAACACCCACTGGTGGGGAAATATAAATAAACTTATTGTAACTTACATAAAATGGACGAATTAATGGATCTTTTGGTGAAAGATGAATCACCTACACAAATTAGTGATGCAATCAAGGACATGTTATATGCTAGGACAGCAGAAAAAGTAAACACTGCTACTCCTGGTATTATGAATACTGTTTTTGATGGCGATCAACCTGAAGCAACTGCTGAAGTTGAACAGGAAGTGGATTCAGAAGAAACATCAGAAGAAGAACAGATCTAAATAGATAACAGGCACTATTGTAATTAAGGGAAATGGGCGCATTAAAACCAGTTGGTACAGGGCAAGTAATAGCAACTAGTACGTCTGCAGCTGCATCAGCAGCATTTGACCAACAAACTGATAGGATTAGAGTTGTTGCTGAAACAGTTGGATGTCATGTTGCTGTTGGTGCTAATCCTACTGCCACTGCATCAGACATTTATGTAGGTACTTCTGGTGCTGAAGAAATAAGTCTTGGTTCTGTTGCTGCTCAAAGAGTAGTAGGAGTTACAACTGGTGCTACAACTACAATTGATTTCCCAGAGGGAACAGGTTGCCCATTTAGTGTAGGTGATGCAGTTTCACTAACTGCTACTGGTCAATCATACTATGATTTTTCACATAAAACAATTGCAAGTATCAATAATACTGCTGGTGTTGGTGGTTTCTTTGGTACAAGAATAGTAGTGACTAATAATTCTTCAGGTATTGCAACAGCATTTGCTGCTGATTATGCTGAATTGAGAAGATCAATGAAAGTTTCTGTTATTTCAAATGCTAGCAGTGGCAAAGCATTCATCCAACAAGTTCAAAACGCCTGAGGTCAAAAATGAAACTAATCAGAGAAGAAATAGAAACAGTTGACTTCATTGTAGAATCTGTTGGTGGAAAGAAGTCAATGTTTATTGAGGGTATTTTCCTTCAGGGAGACCTTCAAAACAGAAATGGTAGAATGTATCCTATGAGCGTCCTGAGAAAGGAAGTTCAAAGATACAATGAAAACCATGTTAAGTCAGGAAGAGCATTAGGAGAACTGGGTCACCCAGAAGGTCCTACTGTCAATCTTGATAGAGTATCCCATAAGATTGTATCACTTAGAGAAAGTGGTTCAAACTTCATTGGTAAAGCCAAACTCCTTGGTACACCAATGGGTAAGATTGCACAATCCCTTATTGATGAGGGAGTAAAACTGGGTGTTTCATCCAGAGGTATTGGTTCATTGAAACCAACAAGAGAAGGAGTAAACATTGTTGGTGATGACTTCATGTTAGCAACTGCTGCTGACATTGTTGCAGACCCATCTGCCCCTGATGCTTTTGTTGAAGGCATTATGGAAGGTAAGGAATGGGTATGGGATGGTGGCATCTTAAGAGAAAATCTTGCTGCTAAAACATACAAAGAAATCAATACTCTAGTTGATCAAAAACAACTGGATGAGAAAAAATTAGAAGTTTTCAATAACTTCTTGAATAACCTTTGATATCAAAGGTTTTAATTTATAAATAAATATAGTTTAAAACAGGCAATCGGAGAGTTTTAAAAATGTCTCGTGGAGATCTACAAGAAATGGAAGTAAAGACAGCACAATCCAAAACTGCGGTAAACTCTGGTGCTAAAGCTGGAGACCCAATGGATTCATCTCAGGCTGGTTCTTATGAGGATCTTGGTGGTCCTTCACCTGAGAACTACAAACCAGATGATGATTCTGCTAAACTTAAGGAACCCAAAATTAAAACAGTGGCTGATGTAGTCAACAAGGGTGCTAAGAAAGCAGATGCTATGGCTAAAATGTCCAAAGAAGAAACAGAAGCAACTGAGGAAGTTGTAGCAGAAGAGGAAGTTTCTACTGAAGAAGTAGTTGCTGAATCAGAAGAAACAACTGAGACATATGACATGGATGAAGATGTCAATGCTCTCCTTGGTGGTGAAGAACTCTCCGAGGAGTTCAGAGAGAAAGCAAAGGTTGTCTTTGAAGCTGCTCTGAATTCAAAAGTAAAGGAAATCCAGGATGTCCTGGAATCCCAGTATGCTGCTCAACTTGATGAAGCAAAAGAGGAACTTAAGACCTCACTTCAAGAAAGAGTAGATGCCTATCTCGAGTATGTCTGCGAAGAGTGGATGACTGAGAATGAACTGGCAGTAGAACATGGAATTAAATCTGAAATGACTGAGAGTTTCCTCTCAGGCATGAAGAGTCTTTTTGAAGAACATTATGTAACTATCCCTGAAGACAAATATGATGTGCTGGAAAGCATGGTAGAAAAACTTGATGACATGGAAACCAAGCTCAATGAGCAAATTGATAAGAACATTGGTCTGAACAAGAGACTCGCTGAGTCTTCTGCTCAAGATGTTCTGACTCAAGTTTCCTCAGGTCTTGCTGAGACCCAGAAGGAGAAGCTCGCCTCACTTGCTGAAAGTGTGGAGTTTGAAAGTGAAGAAGAATATCGTGAAAAGCTGGAAACTCTGAAGGAGTCGTACTTCTCCAGAACAGCTCCTGCTGCAAAGACCCAATCTGCTCAAACTCTCTCTGAGGGTGTAGATAGCACCAATGCTGAGGTCTCCTCAACAATGGAAACCTATCTGAGAAGCCTGGGTGCTTTCAAGCAAAACTGAATTTAATATTAATTCAAACTGTAAACAATCCCCTTTAGGTAAAGCAAATGTTCCAATCTGAGCATCTGCAGGAAAAGTGGGCACCTCTCCTGGACTATGAAGGTCTTGATGGAATCAAGGATTCACACAGAAGAGCTGTTACCGCTGTCCTGCTGGAAAACCAAGAAAAGTTTTTAAGAGAAGAGAGTGCGTTCAACTCAGGTATCAACCTGATGGAAACGCCAACAATGGCAGGTAATGCTGCTGGTCAACCAACTGGTAACCCCGCTACAACTGCTGGCTTTGGTGCTAATGCCACTGCCTCTGGTCCTGTTGCTGGTTTTGACCCTGTTCTGATCTCACTGATCAGACGTGCAATGCCTAACCTGGTTGCATATGATCTGGCTGGTGTTCAGCCAATGTCTGGTCCTACTGGACTGATCTTTGCAATGCGCTCCAGATATGAAGGTCAATCTGGAACTGAAGCATTCTACAATGAGCCTGATTCTGGGTTCTCTGGTCAGGATGATGGCTTCAACCTGGAAGGTGGCATGGCTGATAAAGCCACTGGTCTGGGTACAACTGGTCAAGTTGGCAACAACCCATCTGTACTTAACCCTGTTGGTTCAGGTGGTTCAAACACTGACTACAATGTTGGTCAGGGTATGGCAACTGGTGATGCTGAGAATCTGGGCAATGGCACAGGTAATCAGTTCAATGAAATGGCCTTCTCTATTGAGAAAGTCACTGTTACTGCTAAGTCAAGAGCACTGAAGGCTGAGTACAGTCTTGAGCTTGCACAGGACCTGAAGGCAATTCATGGTCTGAATGCTGAAGCAGAACTTGCTAACATTCTCTCCACTGAGATCCTTGCTGAGATCAACAGAGAAGTTATCAGAACTATCTACAAGTCTGCTGAGCAAGGTGCTGTCTCTAATGTAGCAACTGCTGGTCAGTTTGACCTGGATGTTGACTCCAATGGTAGATGGTCTGTTGAGAAGTTCAAGGGTCTTCTGTTCCAAATTGAGAGAGATGCTAATGCAATCGCTCAAAGAACAAGAAGAGGAAAGGGCAACATTGTCATGTGCTCTGCTGATGTAGCATCTGCACTGACCATGGCTGGTATCCTGGATTATACCCCTGCCCTGAATGCAAACCTGAATGTTGATGACACTGGCAACACATTTGCTGGTACAATCAATGGTAAGTTCAGAGTTTACATTGACCCATATTCTGCTAACCTGGCTGCTGGCAACACTGCTGCCAACTCTGGTAACCAGTATTATGTTGTTGGTTATAAGGGTTCTTCCCCTTATGATGCAGGTCTGTTCTACTGCCCATATGTACCCCTTCAGATGGTACGTGCAGTTGGAGAGAACACCTTCCAGCCCAAGATTGGCTTCAA